TTTGTTTTATTACTTAAATCATCAAAAACTAATTTTCCATTAACATCAAATATTGTGAAATGATATTTAGAAGAATGATTTACATTAAATACTCCTTCGTTTGGGTTAGGATATAAAACTATGGTTTTTATTTCATTACAACCTACTATAATATCACTGTATTCAAATTCATCATTATTATCTACTTGTTTTAACCTATAATATTGATATGTGTTTTCTGTTTGATATGAATAATAAACTAAGGAGTTTGAGTTCCCTTCGCCTGAGATAGTATCTATATCAGTAAAAGTACTAGCATTATCACTTCCTTGAACAATAAAGTATTTGTTATTTGTTTCAGATGCAGTTCCCCACATTATTAAACCCACACAGTTTATTTTAAAATAAACTAATTCAATTGGTAAAGCATTACCACCGTCTACAGCAGTCCATGTTTCATAATAATCCTGTACGTTGGCTAAGTTAATGATTATTGTATTAAGTCCAGTATTAGAGTAAGGAGAATAAAGCCAGTCACCCCATCTGTCAGCCACATCGTTATAACGTTGCATCGTTAAGTTTGACTCAGTGATTGTGTTCCCGACTAAGTCAAGGTCAGCATAAGTAAATGTTACAGTAGACTTAGGCTCTGCAACAGGATAACCATTAAATTTAATTTGCCAAAATCTGTCAATAACACTGATAGAGTTATCAGCATGTGCATCGTTGGTTACAAAATTAACTAGAGATGGATAAGGAGTATTGCTGTTGGTTGTTTCATAAGTATTTAGTTCAATGTTTGTTCCTGGAGAAGTAGAAGTTACATTCAACAATAAAGGTATTCTTGTTCCATTAGAAGCAACATATGGAATAGTATATGTTCCTAATGTTGAACCGGTTACTAACCATTTTATTTTTGCTGTTTCATTTTGACAGTAAATTCCTCCACTTGTTCCTATGTCTCTTAGTCCAGTTGGATCATTTTTAGTTAAAACTAAGTATGTATTTGCTGAAATGTAAACATATGAATCTTTAATAACCATTTGTGAAAATGACAAAGTAAAGTAAAAAAATAATATTGTAAAAATTATAGTTTTTTTCATAGTTTATTAGAATTCATTTCCAAAATTTGGTGTTTTTAATTTATTTCCATTTTTATCTTTAGCAAAATCTAAACAAGTACAAGTTAAGTTACCATTGTCTGATAATGCAAAGAATAAAAATTCTTTAACTGTTTTATCATCACAATTAGTTAAGATGTACATCGCGTCTTTTCTTGCTGACAATTTGATGTTTTCTTTAACTAACTGTTTAAGTACTTTTTTTAACTTAGAATTGACTTTATATAAGTCATTAGAATTCTTTTTCATTTGTTGTAGCTTTTTTACACTAAAATTCAGAACCGTTCTTCATAATTGCTTGTAAAAATTCTTCTCTGATTAAGTTATTTGATTCCATAAATACACCGCTGAATTTGTTAGTAGTCATTGTTGAATCATGTTTAATACCTCTACTTGAGCAACATGTATGTTTACATGAGATTGATACTGCTACTGATAGGCAATCCATTTTTTCTGAAATGTAGTTGTGGACTTGTTGGGTTAATGATTCTTGCATTTGTGGTCTTCTAGAAAACCATTCTACAATTCTATTTAGTTTTGACAAACCAATAACATTTTCTTGTGGAACATAAGCTACAGTAGCATAACCTGTAAACGCTAGATTGTGATGTGCACACATACTTGTTACTTCAATACCACTTTGTATTACTAAACCATCGTATTTTTCATCGTTTGGAAACACTGTAATGTTTGGTTCGTCTGTTACTGATCCTATAATAAGGTCATTTATAAATGATTTCGCAACTCTTTTAGGAGTATCAATAGTTTGTCTATCTGCTTCGTAATCAAAACCTAAGGCATTTAAAAATTTACCATAGTGTTTTGCTGCTTCATTAATCATATTATCTTTTTCCTTTTCAGAACGAGACATACTACCATTTGATTTTTTTAATAGTTCAATTTTCATATTTGTTTGTTTTTATAATAGTTTTTGTTTATATATTTATAATTACTTTTTGGATTTTTTAATAGTAAAAACATTTTTCTTTTGGAAATTTTTTCATTAATCATGCATTTTTTTATAGAATTATATATTTCCCCACTTACAACATTTATAATACTATTACCTGTTTTAGGTCCCGATCCTATTAGTTTATTTCCTTTACCACATCCAGCACCTGGTTTGGGTTTACCTTTTTGTTTTAGATCGGGTTTACCTTTGCGTTTACTTGGGATACCTGTTTTAGATATACTTAAATTCAAACAATGTTCTTTACTTTTTGCCTTTCCTTTTAATGAATTACTAATTTTGTTTCTTGTATTTTTACTACAACTGCCTCTACCATTCCCTAATCTTAGATTCAATCCATTATTTAATACATCATAATGATTTCCCCAATATATTTCACGTTCATTTAAATTACATTTGCTACATTCTTCAATAATTTCAAATTGGTGATTGGTAATGCCATGTTTTTTAAATGAATTATATAATTTAACTTGTCTTTTATTATTGAGATTATTATATTTTCCAAAACGTTCTTCTATATTGACAGATTGTCCAATGTATATTTTTCCTGTTGGGTTTGTTATTTTATATATTCCTACCATGTTAATAAATATACAAAAATATTGAATTTGTCAATGCTGTATGAGGTGTCTTAAATTGTTATACATTTAATGTTTTATTCCATGCGGCAATATGTAATCTTGTCATACCTCTAAATTTATATTTCTTTGCCATTTCTAATGTAAATCTAGTGCGCTCTTCAAAATTCTTTACATCATCCAACCCAGGCATACAAACTACATTTGTAAGCGGTATTTTAAATGGTTCTACGAAGTCTTTAAATAATTCTTTGACATCGTCTTCAGTTGAAATAACAAACTTAAATTGATAGTTATTATGTTCCATAATACGTTTAATCGCATCTGGATTAATACGTTGTTTTTCTGTCATACCTGAGTTTGATAATTTGGGTGAACAGTTGATTTGATTAATCAATAAAAACAATTCATCTCCTATATATTGTGTACCATTTGTTTCTATTTCATTAAAAGGTGTCCATTCATGAAATGAAGTTCCATACCATTCTACATTATGCCAATGTCCAAAAAAATGTTTTATTGCTTCTTGATGTTTAGGTAATGTTGGTTCTCCACCTGTCCAAATGATGTGAACATCACCATTTCTAATATATTCATAGATATCTTGTTCTTTCCATTGATCAATTAAGTATTGAAAGTCTTTATCTTCACCTCTCCACAACCATTGAGACGTTGAGTCACAAGTCCAAGATGCTTTACCTTCTAATTCTAAGTCACCTTTGAACACTTCACCATCTTCTAGTGATTTTTCCTTTAATAATTTGTTTGTGAATGCTCTTGACATACCACAGTTTAAATTACATAAACCTAAACGAACGAAGTATGATGGGACCCCTGATGATATTCCTTCTCCTTGGCAAGAAAAAAAGTCGCTGCTTATTAATAATTTATCTGATTTTATTGACATAACTGTTTTATTTGATTTATAATATAATCTTTATATGTTGAAAATTCTATTCCATTAATATAAAGTAAAAATACATTAGGATGATTGTCTCCACAAATTCCTAAACTATGGGTTAATATTTCAATCATTTTTATTTTTTAAAAAGGTAAATCATCTTCTACTTTTGAAGATACAATTGCACGTGTTGGGGAAGATCTTTTAAAATATTCATCTAAAAAATACACAGGATACATCATAATTTTTCCTTTATATTTAAGAGTTTCTACATATTTTGTTGAATATGGAATGTTTTTAGTTGTTGCTGATTTTGCCACTTCTGCTCCCAGTTCTCCACCAGCTGGTTTTCCTAAATAATCGTATAAACTTAACATTTGATTGTTCATTTTTAAAATATTTATTTTAATATATAATTAAATTTTACGTCTCCGAAAGTTGTTGTTGATGTCCACATTTTATTTTATATTGATGATTTTTTTAGCCATTTATCTTTTAATATTTTATCCCAGTAGTTAATTTTTATTTTATTACATTCCCAAATGCAAGGAAATATTTCTTTAGCTTGAATAATTCTTTCTTTTGTGTTTTTAGATTTATCAGTGTCTCTAGTGTAACATAACCAACATGTCCAATAATGATCTCTTTCTGGAGCAGTAAATGTTACTGCTATTTGCCATTTAAAAAATACAAATGACCATATTGGAGACCATTCAAATCGATAGTCAGTGTCTTCCCACTTAGTTTTCCATCCAAGTCCAACAAAATCAAAACCTATTTTTTTATCAACCGCCATTAAATATCCTGGATTTACTTTACTTTTAATCCATTTTCTTGGAAAGAAGTATGGTGTGCCTATGTTAATTTTTCCAATGTATAATCTTGGCATTGGTGGTTTAAATGGTGAATTGTACGCTTGTAAAAATTTAAATTTGTCAAAAAAATACTTTAGTTTATATATCATAATTCTAAATTTAAATCGTTGTCCTTTAATATTTCTCTAAGTATCTCTCTGTACTTTTCTGCAACATCCTGTTCAAATTCATCTACTTCTGATTCCCTATGAATTACACTTTGGGCATATTTAGTAGTATTTCTTAACTTTTGGTCTAATTCCCACATTGCATGTTTCCATTTATAACCGTCTAATGCGACTCTTGCCTCATATCGTTCTTCTTCAGAGTCAAACTCTAATATTATTTTTCCCATGATTTAAATATATAATAAAATATTTTGTAAGCCTAATTATTTAACCACTCATCCTCTATTAATTTTGAAATAAACAATCTTAATTGTTGAATTTCATCATTTAAAAGTGTGTCAGATACCTTATTTAATGCTTCTTTATTACCATTAAGCAATTGACTCATCCATGTATTATTGTCCCAACATTCTTCATTTTGTGTTTGCTTATTTACATATTTAATGTAAAGACTATTTTTTATAAAAATTTCATTGTTGTAATCTGAAAATATTCTGATTGCTTCAAATGAACATTTGTCTAATTCAAGAAGACAGTTTTGAGAGTAAATTAGATCTTGAAGTTCTACTTTAGAATTTTCTTTTTCTTTAACATACCAAACACCATCTATTTGTATTCTGTCTTTTACTGTCATGATTTTATTTTTTGTTTAAATTTCTTCGTAAATGCTTGAGTTGTTATTGTTTTCAAAACATTCTACTTTAATCACTTTACATCTACCACCATCTGTTTTAGACAATACTTCATTAAAATGTTCAAACACTAATTTAGCACATGATTCTGCTCCCATTTTATCCATTATTCGTAAATCACAAATACCTTCCATAGCTGCAGACTGAAAGAAGTCTAAATATGGATCGTCTTTTTCAATCAGTAAGGTATGATCCCACATATGGTTCATCCATGATTTTAGACCATTACCTTTAGGTGCATCTTTAAATCCACCATAGTCAACAATCCATGACATTGAGTCAAGTTGTTTATCAACATCTGGTTCGTTTGAAGCAAACCATACTTTAAATTTTAAAGCATAACCATGTAATAATTCACAGTGTGAGTGAGATGCCTTCCATTGTCTTAACGCAACAGAATAGTTTTCAAATAATTTTGTAGAAATAAATCTAGCCATTGATAAGATTGTTTAATTGATCACTTGTTAATGCTCCTACATGTCTTTTTACTTCATTTCCGTTTTCTAAAACGATTGTAGTTGGAACACTTTTTACATTATACTTAGGAACAAATGTTCCATCATAGTCAATGTCAATTTTTTGCACTGGAATTGAGTGAGTTTTTTTTAATTGCTCAACTATTGGAGTCATGTTTTGACAGCTTGGACACCATGATGCTGTAAAGTAAAGTATTTGTTTCATTTTTATTTATATTTATATTTTGTTAATAATTTTTCTTCATTTTCTAGACAAGGAATACATATGTGTCCTCTACTTATTGTAGATAATAATTGGTCGTAGGAATTTAAGTCGTCTAAATCTTTAACTTCTACTTCTGTTAGATCTGTTCTTTCTAAATTCTTCCACCATTCTGCTCCTCCCCATTTTATTTTTCGTTCTTCCATTTCAGGAATAGGAGGACACATAGCTATAAAACCATAAAACATATTCTCTTTTTCTGTGGATTTTCCACAATATTGACAATTATCCATCTTATTTTATTTATATTTAAATATATGTTCTTTTTTAAGGGAAGCCTAATTTTATACTAATTCTTCGTAAATACCTATTACTTCTGATGTTATTAGTATTACTACTCCTAGTGGAATGTTAAACAGTAAAGTAAAGTAACCTATTATTCTAATTGCTGACTTAATAAAACTGATTTCTTGATGTTTTTTGGGGTTTGGTTGTGTCATTTTTTATTTATTTGTTTTAAATATGGTAATTCTATAGAATTTCAAATTTTTCTCCTGTAAATTCTTCTTCTATTCTAATAGCATACTCTTTAACAAAATCCCAAGATACTAATGTTCCATCTTCTTCAGCATATTGTGATGGATCTTCTAATCCTAATTTGGTAAAACTAATTATACGTTCAATACTAGCACCTGATTTGTAATCACTGTACCATACTCCTATTCCTGGAGTAGATTCTGTTAATCCTAATAATTTTGTTTTTTCTTCATCTTTAACAAATATAGGAATATAACTAGTATTAGTACGTTTATAAATTTCTTTATAATCCAATCCTAATTTTTCACAGCATTCAATTCCATCTTTTAATACTCCAGTTTTATCAGTAATATTATATGGGGCATAATAATCTACTTTTTCAGAATCCCAATTACCTATTTTAAATGCATGTTCAAGAGCAATTTTAAATTCTTCTGAACAATCTGGGTATATTCCGCTTTGTTTTTTATTATCAAAATCACCCATGTGAGTTCCTAATGCTATTTTACATGATTCTCCTGTTTTTTTAGCAATAGATAATGCAACAGCATAAGTAATTGATGCAAATATAGCATTTCTGTTTGGAACTACAGTAGTTAAAGCATTTTCATGTGCATAATGTCCTGTTTTGAGTTCCATAGAATTATTATCAACTAATCCACTTACTAATAGTTGACTTAAACCATCTAATTTGATGATTTGATGATTTACTTTAGAATATACTTCACCAAATCCACCAGGTGCTCTGTCTGCAGGATAAATTCTAAGTACATTTGAGTTAATGTACTTTACTAAGTCAACTGCTCTTTCCAATTCTACTTTATGTTTTTGCCCATAGTCAAATGATAGAGCTGTCACTTGATATTCATTGGCTAGTAGGTGAAGTAACAGTGTACTTGAATCCATACCTCCACTTAAACTTAATACTGCTTGTTTTT